CTTTTGAACCTTCATCAGTCACGAACGAGGCTGTTGGCGGGCTATTGCTTGATATTATTAATTTCTTCATTGACTATGGTGGAAATGGTGGAGGAGGGGGAAAACCTGATGCTCGTTATTGGAGCAAGGAAGAGTTGAAGATGTTGGATCAATATTTATATGTTTTAGGAGATAAGATAAAGTCTATATATGCGGATAATGCTGGCGATTCCGAGTTGTTCGAGGGACATAGTTGGAAAGATCACTTTGACCAACCCCTCCGCACCTTCGACCCCGTAAAGTTCAATAGCGTTACCTCCACCGAAGACAACTGGCACATCACCGACAAAGGGGACGCCAAGCTCCGTGACGTTATAGGTAAGGTCATCACGATAACAGATCGATTGATGACTGATAACTTTGTCGCCGGCATGACAGGTACAGGTGTTGGCGTGGTGAACAAGGCAGAGGTTCACATGGACAAGGGAGTTATCCGGAAGTACCTTGAGGTACTGGCTTTGGTGGTCGCACAGATGTTTTACCGTGGAGGTAGACAAGTGTTATCCCCAGCCGGGATGAAAATAAACAAGGTGGAAGAGTTCGATGAATACTGGCGTTGTTACATGGAGACGGAGGACGGTCAAGTAAACCAGTTCACCGTCGGCGCGCAAGCGAGATGTAACCGGTACGGTTCACAACAGAGGTACTGGTGGCGTTTGGTAGATAGTATCGGGGTTGATTACATCGACGTTTCAAAGACTGACATGGACGCTGGTTCGATGGCTCCCGCCGTCGGTGACGAGGTTGTTCAATTCGGTCACCGTACGGACCCGTACTTGCAATGGGTTGTAATGGATTCTTCTTTCTCTGACGATGCCGGTAGAACGATATACGCCGGGGTGAATAGTTACGACTTGTCCGGGAAATGGGTGTTACGAGAAGGGGTAAGCCCAACCGACCCGTCACGTATCGGTTTATTCACGAGGCACGGGGAGTTTAGCGACGTGATTGACGGGATAAACGAAGATATAGAGGATAACAAACAATCTATACAGGAGACAAAGGATACCGCTGATGCCATTCAATCTGTCGTGGATAACTTGACGGGTATTATTATCCCAGATATGCAAAACCAGCTTGATGGAGCTATACAAAGCTGGGACGGGGAAGTCGAACCGACGTTAAACAATTACCCGGCGAACGAGTGGACCACGGACACCGAGAGATCCAAGCACGTGGGAGATACTTATATCTATTACACCACGGACTCGGAAGGCAACACGGTCTCTAGCAGGTATAATTTCCGTTTTGTTGATGGCGTTTACAAGTGGGAGCTAATAGCAGACAGCGTGTCGGCAGAGCTGGAGGTTAAACTACGGGAGTTAACTGGAACCGTGGGGAAGAAAAATTCCATTACCTACAGTAATAACGTCCCCACTCCTGCCTACAATATTGATGACCTGTGGATTAAAGAAGACAGCTCCATGTACATCTGTCGTGCGCAGAAAATGGAAGGAATGCAAGGATCGGCGGCAGACTGGGAGTTGTTCAACGATACCATGCTGAGGCTCGTTCAAATCGCCTCGGATAACGTCATTTCCGTGGAAGAGAAACCATCTTTACGTGACACGTGGTCACAGATTCAAAAAGAGTTCACGAAGTATCAAGCTGATGCCACGACTTACGGGGTTTCCATCACCAATTTGCAAAACGCCTACAACGCATTAGGATCATTCCTAACCGACACGGTTAAACTAGCGCAAGACGTGGATACTTCCTTGACGGTATCTCAAAAGGCAGACTATAATCAAAAATTCGCCAACTACTACTCCGAGCGTACCGCCTTCGCCAACGTCATAGCGCAAAAGGTGGCGGACGAATCGGTCGGCAACCTCCAGCTCGGCACGTTGAACCTTTTGAAGGGGAGTAACGTGGAGCTGGGGGCACAGGCGTATTTGTTAGGGAATTATTACTATGACAAGAAACCGGAGGTTGGGAAAGAATACACGATCGTGATGTGTTACACGTTAGGAAGTAACAACACTAATATTGCAGTTTATCAAGATTCTTACATGCAGGTTGCCGCTCGATTCGAGACCAAGGGCGACAAAATAATTGAAAGTAAATCATTTATTTTCAATCCTGTTAGAGATAGTGAAGACATGGGTTTTTACCAACTTCCTGACGGCACCTACGGCAGTAAGGTTCACTGGGCTGTTCTGGTGGAAGGCAACAAGGGCCCGTCATCGTGGGTTCCCTCCCTTTCCGAGCAGGGGGAGCAAGCGGCGAGTGACGCCGTTGACAACCTTCAAATCGGCTCTGTCAACCTTGTCAGCAAGAAGATGATGCTCGCTTGGAACGAGAAGAATAAAGATATTGCGGTGTGGGGACAGGATTCGGACGGGATTTACTTGAGTATTAACCCAAGGCTTCTTTACGAGAATATAGGGGGAAGTGCCTCTTATAATGATATTTTTGAAAACAAGATAAAGTACAAGTCAAACACGCAATATGTTTTTTCTATCGAATGGAAAGCCTTTGTCGTTCAAACTACCACATATGATGGATTAAGTTTAACGGTTCATTACACGGATGGAACTAAAGAATCACTTTTCAACACAACGAGAACTCAATCTACCAACACTCGCACGGATTTCATCACGCAAAAAGGGAAAACAATACAAAAAATAAGCTGTACTTATGGAACATTGTATGTTAGGACTCTTGTCTACTGCCTCGCCCTCTACGAGGGTAACAAGGTCTTGTCCGAACCTCCTGTTGCGACTGAAGACCTAACCGGGCAGAGTAACGTGAACCTCGTGGACGGGGGGAAAGAGGTGACGGTTGAAAGTAAACATTACTCGACGTTAAAAGTACCAGTGATAAAGCCTAACACCGTGTACACGGTTCGGTTTACCAACGTGGAGGTAATATCTGGAGATACCCCTTCCGGGTACGAGTTCAGGTTATACGACACGGGGTTATCCGCCAATTACAGCACGGTAAAAATAAAAGCTGGAGATAATCACGGGATATTAATTACCTCTAATAACTTTACCGTTTCAATAGAGGGAAGATTATTATTTTACCCGGGCATACAATCAGAAGGGATAGAACGGAGTGTTAAATACACCGAAATCATGCTCGTCGAGGGCTTCACCCCTCCTTCTTCTTACTCTCCATCACCGGGGGACGTTGCGAAAGACATTAAAGACGTGAGCGATGCCGTTTCTAATCTGGATACCACGATTAACACCACGTTCAAGGACGGTATTATCAGCGAGGCAGAGGCGAAAGCGATAGCGTCAAACATAAACATTTTGAACGCAGAAAAGGCAGATATTGACGCTTATTACAACAAATTACACGCTAACGCCTATCTAACCGGGACGGCTAAAACGAACCTTGCAAGTGCCAAGACGGCATACAACACCGCTCACGCTAACTTGATCAACTCGATCAACAAGGCTATCGCTGACGGGAAGACAACGGCAACGGAGAAAGCTGACGTGGACGCTAAATTCACAGCTTACAATAACGCTTTATCCGCTTATCAAACGAGGGTCGGGGAAGCTGACAAGGCTATACAGGACACGATAAAGAAAGTGGCGGATAACGCTCAAGCATCGGCCAATACTGCCCAGTCAGCCGCCAATGCCGCACAATCAACGGCGAATCAAGCGCAAGCTGACGCTAAAACTGCGAACGACAAGCTTAAAACTTGGGCGAGCGATAACTACATCTCCCCGCAGGAGAAAACTGGACTGAAACAACAGAAAAGCGATATACAAGCGGAGTACAAGGACATCGAAGCGAACGCCAACAGGTATGTAATCTCGTTAGCGTCCTACATGGCGGCATACAACGCAGCCATATCCGCTTTAAACAAGTACACCGCAACGTCACCGGAGAACATATCGGTTAGTTCTGATTACAACAACATAGCGGCCTACTACACCGCCCGCCAAACCATCCTTAACTCGATAGCCGCAGCGGCGAAAGCGCAAGCTGACAAGGCGACCGGGTCGATCGGCATGGACGGGGGGAAGATGTTGTACAAGGACCCGGAGTTCAAGAAGGGATATAACGGGGTATCCGTTTACCATGCACAGAATAACGGTGGAAAGGTTATGCTTACTAGGATTATGAAGTCCACCGGAAATACAAGTAACGGTGATTACACATCCTCCGAGGCGGCACATATAAAAGAGGAAGCGGCAGGTTCACCCCACAACGGTTCGGACTGGTGCCTGTACATTAGAGCGTACGGGGGAACAACTACTAGTCACCTTGGAGGCTTTGGTTTCGGTAACCAATCCCGTGCCAACGCCGTGTTCATCGTGAAAGTGAGTGCCAAGATACCAGTCGGGTACACGCTAAAAAACGCTCATAACTCCCACGGGTCAGGTTGGACACAGGAATTCCTAACCTCGATGGAGGGAACGGGAAAATACGAGACTTACATTTTCAAGGAGACTTGCGGTCCAATCGGAATTTTTGGCACGATAAACTGGCTTCACCTTTCCGGCCCGGTGAAGCCGGAAAGCGATCCCTTGGAATGGTTCGTTGACTACGCTACCGTTTTCGACATGACCGCTGACGGGTACGGGGACATCGAGTCTGTGACGAAAGACGATTTCGCCTCTCAGCTTGGGTTTGCTGACTTTGATGCTCTAGTAGCAAACGCTATAACGAAAGGACCGTTGATCAAGGCGGGGTATATTAATGCAGACTTGATCGAGACGGACAAGCTAGTAGTGAATGATGCTTTCGTGAATAAAATAGTATCGAATCAAGCGTTTATTAGCAAGCTTGATGGGTACGAGTTTAATTTTGAAAAAGGAACTGCCGGCGGTTTTAAAATGGAATCCACCCTATTGTACTCCGGGGCGAAATTCGGCACTGGTGGTGCTGGAATAGCCATGCAGTCCATGACGAACAATTACGGGTTCAACGTGTACAAGGATAATAATAATTACGTGGAGATGTTCCAACGTTCTAGCGAGTGGGGATTGAAGGGAGTGGTTAATGGTAGTCCTGTATTTCAATTTGGATCAACAAATAAAATTGGGCCTTTCGATTATGACAAAAGCGACTTGATTAGCAATATTGGTGACAACAAAATGACACTTAACGCTCAATACATCAAATTCGAGTACATGAGAGGAACCACTAATTCGCATTACGTTTATCTTGGTACACCGGGAAATGCCGGTTATGGTTCAAACACGTTACTCGTGGTGGAAGGTGGGGATATATATCATCAAGGTTACATTTATAGTGAAAATAGAGTAGGAAGATTTTACTCTAGTGATATTCACTTGCGTGGTGAAATGAAAATGTATGACAGGGCAACCATCACGGATTATGATGGTAACGTTTTAATCAAGAACGGGAAATTTTGCGCCCCAGTCAAGTCGATCTCATTTTACGGAACTTCAATGTCTTTCACCCCATCGGCTGTAATATACGGTATAAATTTGATTGGATCTGCTGGTGTTAACGTGAAAATAGCAGCCGGGTATCAAGGACAAATATTGATCCTGATGAATTACTCCGGGAAAAGTTTTAATATAGTAAAAAACAATAACGATCTCATAACGAGAGTGGGAGCTGAAAAATCAGCGGTATTATATTTTAGTGGATCTGATTGGACAGGTCTCATGGTTGGTGATTTTTATAATACTTAAAAAAATACGCATGGAAAACAAGACGATCAAAATCAATTTCGAGAAACTGAAACTCACGAGCCTGTCCGGCGAGGTGAAAGAGATGGATACAAGAGAGGCCGTTGGTGAGCTAATCTATTCCGGGGCGAACGGTATCGGTTACAAGTTGCTGGCGGAAAAGATTTACAAGTCAAAGGGCGAGGTAGAGCTAGACGAGAACGAGGGGAAATTACTTGTCCATTTGCTTGACAGCGATTTTTTCACGAACAAGCTAACGGACGCAATACGTGATTGCATGAAATAAAAAAGGGGCGTTCCGTCTCGGAACAGACCCCGCTTATGCAAGAGGCTACCTTGTAACCCCGTGACAAAGGTATAACTTAAATTTAAAATTCTATGAGTAAGAAACAGATTTTTTGGTTGATCGTTGCCCTATCGGCGGTGGCGTTGATCGTTTTCGTGAAGGTGGCCCCGGCTTGGGTAACGCTAGTATGCGTCGTGATAGCGGTTTGGAAAGGGAGGCCGTTGTACGAGAAATACATCAACGGCAAGAAAGAGTAACTTGTTAAATCTGACAAGAGACATGGAACAGAATATAGACAAGGGGGTTGGGTGGTTGCAAAAAATTATCGGCTTGCAAAAAAAACACGGCTTTTTCACGATCCTCAAGGGATTGTTCGTATTGCTTGTCACGGCTTACGTGATCTTTTTCGCCCTGAACCCGAGGTACCTGCTTGACAAAATCGAGATGGTGAAAACCGAGAGGCACGATGATGCCGTTTCTCGTCGCATACAAGTTGATGCCGAGATAAGACTGATGTTAAACCGGTTACTTCATAACCTTGACGCGGACAGGACATGGTTGATCGAGTTACACAATGGTAGTAAAAATCTCTCTTCAGGACTACCATTCCTCTACGGGGATATGCGTATAGAGGAAGTGGCTACCGGGGTTGATAACGTTGATGACGAGTACACGGATTTCAGTCTATCTAAATACCCGTTTATCTCGAAAGTGTTTGATGATGGTTTTTTCTGGGGGAACATAGAATCATTGTGTGATATTGACGAGCGTATGTATTTCAAGTTTAAATCGAACGACGTGAACGAGGTGGCGTTGTTGGCTCTTTACTCTGGAGATAAACCTTTAGGAATACTGGGGATCTCTTTTTGCGGTGATAATCAAATGAACGCCGTGGAAGTTGGCAGGAGCATCAGGAAATGCGGGGTCAAGGTGGCGACGCTTTTGTCTGGTAACAATCAATAATGAATCATGGAAAAGAAAAAATTGAAGGAGTTGATAACATCGGTATTAAAGGAGCTAAACCTTTATTCCGGTGATGCCGTGAACTTGTTGATGGGAACGGCAGCGCAGGAAAGCCATCTTGGCAAGTACCGGAAACAACTAGGTGGTGGCCCGGCTCTAGGGATATTTCAAATGGAGCCGGCAACGTTTAACGATATAGTGAACAATTACCTCCGTTACAAGCCGGAACTGGCATCGAGGATCGAGCGTGTCGCTAGAATATCCCGTTTCAAGGCGGAAGATATAGAGAATAACGACTTGCTAGCGATCTGCATGGCACGTGTTCATTACCTACGGGTGAAAGAGGCTATCCCTTCCGATCTCGAAGGTTGGGCGAGGTACTGGAAAAGGTATTACAATACCCCTTTAGGCAAGGGCACGGAGGAAGAGTTTATCGCTAACTACAAGAGGTTAGTGAGATAGAAACAATATAAAAGGGAAATGACATGAGAATAAGGGTAGGTAAAAACATATTTTTCAAGATAACGGTGAACCGGCTGAACGACGAGCCGGAAGATTTCACGGACGCTAGAAACGTGAAATTGACGATAAACCGGAAGTACAGCAGTTATCAAGTATCTCCCCCTTTAACGATACACGACAACATTATTGAATTCGAGTTCGTTGGCGGCGGTAACGCTACCTCGGGGCAGTACGAGGTTCACCTGTATTACGAGAAGCCGAACGAGGCTAGCGTGACCGGCGTTGACAAGTTCTACCTTGACTTCTGCAACGCTTTCATTCTCGTTGACTTGACTTGCAAGGAAGACGCCGGTTTCGAGAGTGAATCACCATCCATCAACTTGAAAGGGATTATCGAGCGTAACAGGGACGGAAAAGACGGGGTTACACCGAGGATAGACCCGGAGACGAAACGATGGATGATCGGTATAGAGGATACCGGTATCGTGGCAGAGGGCAAGGACGGCTTAACCCCGTCTATCGGCGAGAACGGCAACTGGTGGATCGGGGACGTTGACACTGGCAAGCCTTCCCGTGGCAAGGCTTTCGAGTATTCCGATTTCACGGAAGAAGAGATTTATGAATTACAGGAGCCGGCTAGAGCCATGATAGAGGGCTTGGATACCCTTGATAAAGCGGTGACTGCAAACGAGAAACTGAGAATAGAGAACGAGACCGCACGTGTTTCCAGCGAGAATTCCCGGAAGGAATCCGAGAACCTGAGACGAGAGGCCGAGAATACCCGTGCCAGCAACGAGGAAGCTAGAGAAACGGCAGAGACGGGCAGGGCGAGTGCCGAGGATAACAGGGTGAAAGCCGAGCAATCAAGGGTTGAAGCTGAAAACAACAGGGTGAAAGCGGAAAACACCCGTGTCGAGAAAGAGAACAATCGTCAAAAAGCGGAAAGCACTCGTGATACCAACGAGCAATCACGAAAAGAAGCCGAGACAAATCGTGTAAAAGCAGAAGAAGGACGTGTTACCGAGTTCAACCGCTTGAAATCCGAATCAGAAACGGCAACGCAAAACGCCACCGAGCAAGCAAATTACGCCAAGGAACAAGGGGACAACGTCGCGGGAACCGTGGAAGAGATCAAGACAGCGCAAGATGAATTAACGACAAGTATAAACGACCTCACCACCATCCTCAACACCCAACAAGGAAACAGGGCCTTGTACGTTGCCGCCGGTGCCGTGTATAACAAGAAGACGGGATTCTACGAACTGAACGGGTTGACGGATATAACGGAGGAGCAGATGAGAGAGATTTATAATCAAACCAATCACGTTACAAGACAAACGGATTTATCAGGCGTGTTTGCAAACACAAATAATATTAGAACAAATTATCCATTTAAAATTGACGGTGGATATAAGCAGGTTCTTTGTCACGCCACGTTTACTGGATGTACAAATATAGAAGTTGTGGCGTTTACGAAACATACAAATAACGTTTTTTATTCAAGTCGTGTTAATTATCTTTTTCAAAATTGCAGAAAATTAAAGGAAGTCATTGGTATTATACGAATGGATTATGCGAGTTCATCAGAAAAATATGAGAAGATGTTTTACCAATGTTTTGCTCTAGTTTTTGTGAGTTTAAGAGGGGTGAAATATGATATTTCCTTTTCTGATTCCCCTCTCATCAGCCTCGAATCTTTGCAATTCATGATCACTAATGCTGCCAACACGTCACCGATCACGGTTACCGTTCACGCTGATGTATATGCAAAGATTCAAGATGAAACAAACGCTGAATGGCACGCCTTGATCGAGACCGCAGCAGCTAAACAGATAACATTCGCAACCGCTTAAAAATAGAAACCATGATACATATCACGAGCAAAGAAGTGTACAGCGATTCCGGCAAGTTCATTCACAGGCTTGGCACGGAATCTTATTTCAAACGATCTACCTTGTTACCGGGTGATACAGTAGATAAATTCGAGGAAGTCGATGAAGTACCGGAAGAAACGGGAACTAACTACAATGAAGAGGTGAATAGCATGATCCGACAGAGATACTCTCTTTCTGAAGAGTTAGCCATCCTCCGACAAAGGGATTCAAAGCCGGACGAGTTCGCGGCTTACAACGAGTACGCCGAGTATTGTAAAGTGGAAGTAAAAAATAGAAAGCATGAAAACAACGATACTTTTAATGATCTTGTTGATGTCGGGTTGTAAGAGCGTGAAGTACATCCCGGTGGAAACGACTGAAACGAAGACTGAATACAAGGGTAAAGAAAGCAAGGATTCTACCGTTGTAAAAGAAGTCGTGAACACTCGTGATTCAGTTGTCTTTCGTGATTCTGTCGTGTATACATACAACGACAAGGGAGAGCTTTTAAGCAAGGAAATTTGGCACTGGAAAGAAAGATACAGGGACAAAGACAATGAATACCACGAGCTAAAGGCAAAATACGATTCGTTGAACGTTGCAAAGCGAAATTCTATCCGTGTTCCTTACCCGGTTGAAGTAATAAAGGTGAAATATCGTGTCCCGAGATCGTTATGGTGGCTCGTTATCCTGCTAGCCGGGTTAAGCGTCCCTTCCATCCTTAAAATACTACGTAAACTAAAGCTGATAAAAATATAGAAGGAAGAAGCTCACTTCCCTGATGTAATAGTACCACCCATTAAATCCTGCTGTAAGACTTCTTCCGGTTAATCTTACGGCGGGATTTTTATTTTGTTACATTAAAAACAGGAAAAATGGAAAAAATTTTCAATCAGGTGGTAAAAATAGTCTCCGAGGAAACCGGGATAAACGATAACGATTTAATACATAGCAAGAAAGAGGAATGCGTTGACGCTCGATCTATCTTGATAAATTTATTATCAGAACTCGGTTTTACCGATACTTTAATATCAAGGTACACTTGTTTAACCCGTCAAGGTGTCAACAAGCTCAAGAACACGTTTCACGACAGGAAGAGGAATTCTTTCATCT